CTATTTGGCTTTGAACGCCCGCAGCATCGCGTCGCGCTGCTGTTCGATCTGCATGTGCGCGTAGCGCTCGGTCGTTTTCACGCTGCTGTGGCCGAGGATCTTGGACACGGTGAAGAGGTCGGCGCCGGTGGCGATGAGGATGCTGGCGCAGCTGTGGCGGAGGTCGTGGAAGTTGACGTCGGGCATGCCGGCGTCTTCGCGCGCGCGGCGCCAGGCGCTTTTGATTCCTTCGATGCCGACTTCGAGCGGGAAGTGCTTTAGCCACGGGCGCAGGGCCGGCACGATGGGCACGGTGCGGGTGCGCAGGGTCTTGGTGTTGCCGGCGTGGATGATGAGGCTGTCGCGGCCGATGTCTTCGCGGCGCAGTTTGACGATTTCGCCGCGCCTAGCGCCGGTGAGCAGGGCGGTCCAGATGGCGGCCTGCACCGGCGTGCTGCAATGGCTGGCGATGGACTGCACCTGGTCGAGGCTGAGGTAGGTGCTGCGGGCGTTGTTCTCGGGCAGGCGCTTGACGTGAGCGCTGTAATCGACGGGGATGAGTCCGCGCTCCCAGGCGAGGCGCAGGGCTTTCTTGAGGGTGCCGAGGCTGCGGTTGATGGTGCCGGCGGCGTAGTGGCCGGCCATGTCCTTGACGATGTGGGCGGCAGCCTGGCGGGCCTGACTGGCGCGGTATTTTTCGAGCCAGAGCGCGATGCGGCGGGCGTGGTCGAGGGCGGTCTTGGTGCTGCGCAGGGTTTCGGCGTGGGCGACGTACAGGCTGATGACTTCGGTAAGGCGCGGGTCGCTGGGGATACGCGGCGTTTTGGCGACGGCGAGCGCGGCGCGCAGGTCGGCTTCTAGCTGCTTGGCAGCACCCGCAGTTGCGTCTTGCGGCAGGATGCGGTGAACTCGGCGCCCGTCGACCATAATGCCGACGTGCCGGCGTCCCTTCTTGTCTGTCCAGATTGACATGGTTGATTCTCCCGCAGCCAGGCTTTGCACTCTTCCAGATCGTAGCGCTTGGCCCTGATCCCGACGGGAGTATAGGGCATGCCGTCCAGTTCGAGCCGCCGGACGGTGGACTCGCTGATGGTGAGGGCCGCGCAGAGCTGCTGGCGGGTGAGGGCAGGGGTGGTCATGCCGGCACGCGCTCCAGGATGTGGCCTTGCGCAGCCCGGCGTCGCGCTTCGAACAGGGCGTCGCGGCATTCGGCGCGCGGCACGTTGGCGATCTGCTGTTCGTGCAGTTCGGCGCCGCGGTTGATGGCCTGCATTTCGCTGCCGGAGAATCCCCATTTACCGGTGCGCTCGTGGCGGGCCTTGATCTCCATGAGGGCGTCCTGCAGGGTGTAGACGACGTCGATGTATTCGGGGCCGACGTCGCGTTCGCACAGGATGAGGCTGACGTTGGCCATGGCGGCGAAGGTCCAGAAGTCATCCTCGATGCCGAGTCCGTTGCGCATGCGCAGGATGCCGGTGTGGATGGCCTTGCCAAGGTCGTCGAGCTGGTCGCGGGTCATGCCGTGCTGCATGGCGATGGTGTTCTGCCAGGCGAGGGGGTCGGCTACCCAGCGGGTTCTGCGCTTGCCGTGTTTTCTCATGCTGTGATCCTGTCAAGCGGGCTGGTGGCGCCGCACGCGCCCCGGTTGAGTACGTGGGTATAGATCATGGTGGTGCTCACATCGCTGTGGCCGAGCAGTTCCTGCACGGTGCGGATGTCCGATCCGGTTTCGAGCAGGTGGGTGGCAAAGCTGTGGCGTAGGGTGTGCGGATGCACCAGTTTGTGGATTCTGGCTGCTTGAGCAGCGGCCTTTACAGCGCGCTGGATATTGCGCTCGTTCCAGTGGTGGCGGCGCACGCTGCCGCTACGCGGATCGGTGCTGTAGCTCGGCGCGGCGAAGACGTATTGCCATGCCCACTCGGACGCGGCGCGCGGGTATTTGCGGGCGATGGCGTCTGGCAGCTCGACGTCGGCGTGGCCGGTGGATAGGTCGAGGTTGTGCCAGCGGAGCCGCTCGTCGATGTGCTGTATCAGGTCTTCAACCAAGCTGGCCGGCAGCATGGTGACGCGGTCCTTGTTGCCCTTGCCTTCTCGAATGGTGATGAGGCGGCGCGCGAGGTCGACGTCCTTGATGCGCAGCCGCAGGCACTCCTTGATGCGCATGCCGGTGCCGTAGAGCAGCTTGATGATGAGGCCGTTGGTGCCGCTGACGTGTGCGAGCAGGGCGGCGATCTCCTGCTGGGTGAGCACGCTGGGCAGGCGCTTGGCCGTTCGGGCACGGGTGATGCCGTCGAGCCATGGCAGATCCACGCGGAGCACGTCGCGGTACAGAAACAGGATGGCGTGCATGGCTTGGTTCTGGGTGCTGGCGGAGACGTTGCGCTCGGTGGCCAGCGCGGAGAGGAATGCCTCGACCTCGGGCGCGCCCATCTCGGCCGGGTGGCGCTTGCCATGGAACAGGATGAAGCGCTTGGCCCAGTGCAGGTAGGTCTTCTCGGTGGAGTAGCTGTAGTGCCTGGTGCGGATAACCGCGCGCATCTGCTCCAGCAGCTTGGGCTTGGGCTGGGTGCCGTTCAACACTTGCGACGGTGTCGCGTTTGGTTTTTCGAGTGTGTGCATTGGCGCGGGTCTCCGTTGGGTGGGGTGGAGTTATGCGACAGGGGGTGTCGGAGAATTTAAGTTGGGCACCAGCAGTTCGGCCAGCTTTGTGTTGCCGTCGCCGCCGTAGGGGATGCACTCGCCGTCCCATCCGTGGCGCAGGTCGTCAACCTTCAACACCGCGCCATCCACTTCAATGCGCGGGTTCCAGTCGTCGCTGAAGATGTCGAGCTTGTAGCTATCTGCCACTTGGTGCGCGTGTGATTCATCCTCGGCCATCACCACGCCGTAGGTGGTTATTTCAACCATGTAGAGTTTCATGTCTTCGCTCCAGTCCGTGTCCAACAATCCGGTCGAGCCGAGGCCCGCCAGCGTCTTTAATCCTTGCCTGATTCCGTAAGGCCCGGCTCACCGCAAGCGTTAGATGACTCATCACCGAGCCTCACGCGGGCTTCCCATGCTCGCCCGTCGTCAGTCCAGCTTGCCGCCATCGCAGCGCAGCACTCCGAGCACCAGCGGTAGCTCATCAGCGAGCCGTCGAACACAGCCGCCAGCAGTCGCACGCGCTCGCCCGGCACAATCTCTTGCCGGCACATGCCGCAGGTTCCACCCTTGCGCGCGGTGCCAATCTTGTCCTTCAGCACCTTGTCGCCAGGGCTTCCGAAATCACCCTCGAAGGGGTTCGTTTTCAAACACTCAGCTTCGTCAAACGTCGTCATCTAACCCTCCGTTCGTTCGGACGCTCCGCCTGCGGCTCCGCGCCGCACAACTTGAGCGTTATGCCCCTTGCACCGTGCGGCCAGCTCAACCAGCCATTCCGCCAGCGCCGGGGGCGTGTGCTCCCGCTCTGCCTTCGTTATGTGCGGGCGGTAGTCCTCGCGTTTCCGGCTCTGCACCACGTAGGCCGCCTCGCCCATCACGTAGGGCAGCGCCGGTATCTCGCCAGGTGCGCAGCCGACCACATAAAACCATGTGGCCTTTTCTGCCTTGTGGCCCCACCACTTCTGCGGCGCAGCCAGCGTCCATCCTCCGAGCTGGTCGCGTTCGCCAGGTCGCGGTAGTTTCTGCGCATCCCAAAGCGTCGAGCCGGCCGGGTGTTCGAGCACGCCGCCGAATTCCCGCACCAGTGCCACAGCCAGGCGCCCGAGGTTCCTTTCGTCCGGCCTCGGGTTTGCAAAGGCCCGTAGCCGGCCCCAGGCTCGGCAAGGAGGGTGCGCTACCACAGGCCACGGCCCGTCGTAGGTGCGCGCGTCTCGCTCGGCATCAAACACGTCCACGTCGGAAAGTTCCTTGTAGTGGCTGTCGGCGCGTGCGAAGAGGATGGCTACGGTCATCGCGTTTCTCAATCGTCGGGGCACAACCCGTCGTGCGAAGGGACGCGCCGCGATGAAGCTGCATCGCGCCCCTCCACTCTGTCATTGAGTGGCCCGCTCACGCCGCACCCTTCTTCATATACCGCCGATGCACGTACATGCTGGCGGTGATTCCAAACGGGCCGCCGAGCATGTAGGCGGCGACCTCGCTAAAGCCGGCTTCCGGCATCAGCCGGTAGAGCGCCAGGTGGCCGGCGCCGATTAGAAAGCTGGTGAGGAATGCCGCCACGTAGTGCCCCTGGTTGACGTTCTGGCTCTGGAAGCCGAGGGCGAACACGCTCATGAAGCAGCTGGCGAAGAGGAGGAGTTCGTTCACGACGGCCGCCCTTGGTCAGCTGTTGGCGAACGGGTTGCCGAAGAAGAACGGGGTCCCGGTCTTCTCCTTGATCTGGCCGATCAGGGTCGAGGTGGCATCTTCGAGCACCTTGTCCTGGCGGATCAGTTCAAACCAGAAGGTCAACTTGCCGTCGCGTACGCGGTAGCGCAGCCGGGCGTCGATGCGATAGGCGTCGCCGTTCCAGAAGACCTGCAGGCCGATGCTGAAGCGGTCGAAGACCTGCATTTTCTGGATGGTCTGGGCGTCGTCATCCTGGGTGAAACTCATCTGCACGCCGCCGCTCTGCAGCCGGATCGCGCTTTTGAAGCGCATGTCCTGGTTGGCCTCGAAGGTGAGTGCCATTTCGAGCATCTGCGCGCCGGTGGGGCTGCCGTCGACGCTGGCGATGTCCTTGAGGTTTTCTTCGATGAACGAAGCGAAGTCGGGTTGGTTGAATGGCTGTTTGTTCTTGCCCACCCAGCGGTTCCACTCCTCCGAAAACTCGGGCGAGAAGCTGGCCTTGTGGTCGCGCCAGGCTGCTGCGTCCTTGTCCTCGCCGTGGTCGTTGAGGATGCCGGTGAACTTGACGTCGCCAGCCTTGTAATTGGCGATGCACCAGATCGTGCTGCTGTTGAGCGATCCGTGGCGCTTGATGTAGTCGACGAAGCTGTCGGCATCGTTGAGCTCGATGGTCGCTTTCTTGCGGCGCGGGGCGTCGAGCAGCTTTTCTTCGTCGCGCTCTTCCAGCTTCCAGCCCGGGGGCATGGCAATGCGCTTGATGTGCGACTCGGGTTTGCTGCCGATCTCGGTCGGCGCCTTCATCTCGCGGGACAGGGTCTGCGCGAGGTTTTCGGTTTCGGTGCTTGCGAGTTCCATCGTGGTTCCTTATGCGGATTTGAGTTGTGTGGGCGCGGCCTCGGAGGCGGACGGCACGCTCTTGAGATCCAGCTTTTGCTGGTGTGGATCGTCGGCGACCAGGTTGCCCTCGGGGGTGGCGAACAGCATCGCTTCCATCGGCTCGTCGGCGGGCTTGGTCACCTTGACCTTGCCGGTTAGGATCATGGCGCCGCCGCGCGTGGCCTTCTTCACGTTGATGCTCAGGTCGATGCGCCCGGACTTGCCGGACGAATCGACCGCCGCCACCAGCTCGGCGAGTTTGTCGCTGGCGGTGTCGATGAACACGCCGCCGCCGATATGGCGGAGGGTGTCGGTGATGGGTCTTGCTGACATTTTGATACTCCTTTTACGGCCTGGCTCGATGGGGCAGGCTTCCCGGGTGGTCAAGCGGTTTGCTCCAGGCGTTCGGCGACGGCGAGCGTGGTCAGCTCGCGGATGAGGTCGGCGTGTCGTTCCTTCAACGCCGGCAGGCCAGCCAGGACTTCCTGGCGCCTGGTCGCTGGGTCGAGCTTGTCGCGGGCGCAGGTGTGGGCAATTGAGTGGATGGCGTCGCGAGCCTTGGTATGCAAGCTATTTCCAACGGGGCTGCTGCGATCCCGGAACGACCGGAGCTCGAATCCGTAAAACGGTACGCGCTCGGCTGTTGCAATCAGCGCGATGCAGTCCGCCACGTCGGCATACAGCAGCGTGGCGAATTCCTTCCTGGCCGCCGTGAGGCGCTTCTCGTAGTCTTTCCTGATCGCGTCGGCCTCGCGGGCATCCTTCGCGAGCGAGGCGATCACCTTGTCCATCGCCGTGAGTGCGGCGCGGATGGCGGTCGACTCGCCTGCCGTGAGGCCGTAGTCGTTCGGGTCGATCTTGCGCAGGGCGGTGGCTGTGCGCGCCATGTGGGCCTTGCGCGCTGCGATCACGGCGCCACCGTCGTGGAGCGCCTGGCTTTTCTGGAGGTCGCTCAGCATGATCAGGCCGCCATTTCCTCGGCCGCCATCGGTTGCATGCCAAGTTGATGCGCATGCGCCACATGCGCCAGGGTGCGCAGGTCGTCGACGATCGGCGAGCCCGGGGTGTAGACCGAGGCGTTGACGACCATGGAAGACAGCATCTGCGTGAGGCTGTGCCAGCGCCCGATGCTGGGCCGGGCCAGCGCCTCCTGCCAGCGCAGCGAGACGATGGAGGGGATGACGATGGGCTGCATCACACCACTCCGGCGGCGGCCAGCAGCACCATGACGGCCATTCCGGCCAGGCACACCGCAGCGATGATGGTGTCTGCGCGTTCGGCCTGCTCGGCCCGGCGCTGGGCGTTGTATGCACTCAGTTCGTTTCTGGTTCCGAAGTTCATTGCGATTCCCTCTCCCGTGGTTAATCGGTTCACTGCTCCCCAACATCACCCTGCGTCTTCGTGAGGCTCCTAGCCGGTTGCCCGACCGTGGGATGGGTCCAGGCCCATCACGTCTGCCGCTTGGGGTGCGCAACGGGGCGCGCGGCTACGGGGTATGTCGTTACTTTATAACCATGGTTCTCAATCTGTCAAGAACCAAGGTTATATTTTGTGGCACAATGAAGCCGCGCCCGATGTGGGCGAGTCGAAAAGGAGTCAGGGATGGATCAGAAAGAACTGGCGGAAGCGGGGGCGCCTGGCCTGCTGTACCGGCGCGAGGATGGCGTGGAGATCCCGCTTGATCAGGGTAATGTGTGGGTGTGGCGCATGGGCCCGTCTGGCCGCTGGATGTTGGCGCGATACATGGATGGCATGATCGAAGAAAGCTATGCGCCTATGGAAGACGCTGAGCTTGGGATCGCGCTCGCCGCAATCAGTCGTGGTTATCAACCACCACGTACCCTTCATCGTCTAGAGACACTGTCTGGGCGAATTCCGCCTGAAGGTGGCTCGGTGCCCGAGGCTTGAACCGCCTGAACACGAGCCCGCCGAAATCGACGGTGTAGTGCGCTGGATAGTTGCGAAGTTCGTCCAGCAGCTCGCCGACGGTGATGGTGGGGTGGGGTTTGTTGGTCATGGCGTCGCCGGTGGGCGGTAGTTGCTTGAGCCGATCAGCGATGCGCCTTGCTCGGTGGTCGCGCTCGATGTGGACTGGAAGACGCCGTTTGTGTCGAGGCTGAAGGTGACTTCGTTGGTGCGCACGTCGCTGCCGCCCACCAGGCCGCCGATGAAGGGGATGAAGGTTTCGCCGCGCACCCGGACGTCGACGTGTTGATAGACGATTTCGGTGGTGCCGTCCGACTTGTTTCTCACCACGTTGGGGCGGCCCAGGGCGGCCTCGATCTCGGCGCGCGTGCTCTTGCCGGGCTGGAAGGCGCGGGCCTGGTCGGGCTTGACATCCATGCCGGCGGACATGCAGCCGGCAAGCACTGTGGCCGCGATGATTGTAGTGGCTAGAGTCGTTTTCATGGCTTTGCTGCCGCCACGGTGCGGTTGAAGTCCAGCGCCTTCTCGTACTGGTCGGGGATACAGCCAATCCAGTTGTCACACCATACCGTGACCAGCATCCGGTACTTGCCGCCACCCAGTGGCTCTTTCGTTACCCTGGCTGCAAGATACGGGCTGCTGTCGGCTGGGTTGTAGGTTTCGATCAGGACGTTCGTCGCCGTCTGGATTTTGTAGCGGGCGTTGTGAACCACCCATAGCTGAGCGGCTTCCCATTTGACGTTGCAGTCGTCGGCGCCGGCGCAGGTCGGGATCGTCCGGTTGATCTCGTTGAGTACGGCTTGGCGTTGCGGGTCGGCTGTGGTGGCGCAGCCGCTCAATGTGGCGGCGATCAGCACTGCCGTCAGTGTGTTCTTCATGATGTTTCCCTCTCCCCTGTTTATTCGAATTGAAGCTCCAACTGTACCGCGAACATCAACACTCTGGCGCTACGCTGGTTTCTTGGTTTTGGTGCTGAGTTCCTTAAGTGCATCGCCAGCCTGAACGAGCCTTTGCACGTCGTAATCGGCAAGGTCCTGGCATACCTGCACCAGGTGCTTGATCCTTTCGTCGTGCACGTAAAGGCCGTCAACCATATCGCCCTGCCCCTCTGCCAGCCACATTGCCCTGACGCCGCATGCCTCGGCGAACTGCGCTGTGAACTCCGAGCCCGTGGCGTCGCTTCTTTCCAGCTTGGAGATGTTCTCCTGCGTGCACACGTTATTGATCCTATCCGCCAGCTGCTGCTGGGTCAGTTTGGCGTGGACGCGTGCCGTGCGTAAGCGTTCTCCGTATTTCATGGCTTGGAACCTATAACCACGGTCATAAACAGTCAAAGAACTGTAGTTGTTGACATCAGTAGAACCTTGGTTATATTCTGAGGGCATGAGCATGGAATCTCTCCAACAGGCAGTCGATTTGGCACACGGCCAGGCGCAACTGGCGCGCGGCATTCGCGAGCGAATCCCCGGGTCGAAAATCAGCCAGCCACATGTGTACAAGTGGCTTAACAGCCCCAACCCCGATCAAATGCCACCGGCCGACGTGGTGCTTGCGATCGCGGACTTTCTTGAGTACCGGATGACGCCGCACGATCTGCGGCCCGACCTGTACCCCAACCCCGGCGATGCTCTGCCGTCCCATATGGCTCCGGTATGCAAGTGCGCTTCGACCTTCGGGGAATTCGGCGAGCCGCGCTCGGGTGTCGAGCGCCGCGATGGCGACCGCCGCCAAGTGAGCGATCCCGACTTTGGTGATTTCGGCGAGCCGCGCGACGGGGAGCGGCGGGAGGAAGACCGCCGGCGCAGCGACGGCGATGAGGCCGCCGCGTGAGCAAGCGCGGCTGGTGGGAACGCTTGTTCGGGCGCGGCGATGAAGCCGAGATGTCGCGTGTGCTGTCGATTTCGACGCGCAAGGCGAATGATCTCAGGGCGCTGCGGGACGATCCGAATCCGGCCGCTCCAGCTTCGCGCGTATATCGCTCGACTGAAGAATCGCAGCAGAGAATACGTCGAGTGCTCGACGCGCTGCGGCCCGAAACTCGTCGTCCGCTTTGTCGAGCTTGCTGTCGATGCTGTCGTATGCGATCACGAGTACGCTGCGGATCATCGGCTCGGGGGCAGAAATGAGCGGCAGCATGGATAGGCATAGCTGCTCCATGCCGATGAGCAGGGCCGCGCGCTCGTCGCTGGTTTTTTGCGTCTCGATGAGTTCCGAGGAGAGTGTCCGCACGGCGTTCTCCAGGCGCTTGAGCCGTTCTTCGGTTTCCATGTCCGTTCCTTTCGGTGTGTGGTTTGGTGAGACTTGCCATTCTACCGAGCCTGGAACGGGCGCCTTTTCCGCCCTGGCAGATGGCGGTGCTGTTCGTAATCTGCCGCATGCAGTCCTCCTCCAATCCTTCCCCGGCGCTGTCCTGGCCGGGGCTTTTTTTCGATCAATGGATGCAGGCTACGCAATGGCCCGGCCGGCGTCAGCGTTCACGAGGGAGAGGCAATGAACATCACCGATGCGGCGTTCGCGACGGTGCACGATTACCCGGGCGGGTCTGAGAGCCTGGGGCCGCGGGTTGGGCTTGATCCGGCGGTGCTGCGGAACAAGGTCAATCCCAAGAACACGACGCATCACCTGCGCCTGGATGAGTCGGTGCGCATTCAGGGGGTGTCTGGCGACCACCGCATGTGCCGGGCGATGAATGAGGCGCTGGGCTATCTGCCGCCGATTCCCCGCATCGATGTGGCGGTGTCGGATGCGGCGCTGCTGGAGACGTACACGCGCTTGATGAGCGAGCTGGGCGACTTTTCCGGCAAGTTCCACCAGGCGCTGGCGGACGGCAAGTTGACCTCGCGCGAGATCGATGGGCTGCAGTCCGAAATGCTGGAATTTTTCGCGGCGGGCGAGGAGCTGTTGAACCGTGCCCGCCAGATTGCGGAGGGTTGACTTGGCGGGCCGCGCGATGAGCCAACCGGAGCGCCAGGCATGGGCGCTTTCGTACGCAATGCGTGCGCGGCCTACGCCGGAGCTGGCGTCGCGCTATTTCGAAACACTCAAACGAATGCTGGGCGATGACCCGGCAAACAATCAGAACACGGGGCCGGCGACGGCCGAGGGGACGGCGTGCAGGACAAGACAGATACAGCAGGTCTGAACGCCGTGGCGTTCGATGCGATCCCCCCCACGCTGGCTGCGCGCGCGCAGTGGTTGGTGTGGCGATTCGAGTCGAAGCCGGGGGATAAGAAGCCGCGCAAGGTGCCGTATTACGTTTCCGGCGCGCGCCGCACGGGTGAGCAGGGTTCGGACGCGGATCGGGCGGCGCTGGTCGATCTGGCCACGGCGCGGGCGGCGGTCGAGAAGGCTGGCAGTCGTTGGACGGGCGTGGGCTTCGCCTTTCTGCCGGGGGATGGCCTGATCGGGGTGGACCTCGATGGCATGTTCGATCCGGCGACGGAGCTGATGACGGAGCGCGGCGCGGCGATCATCGCTAACTGCAACAGCTACACGGAGTTCTCGCCGAGCGGCAAGGGTGTGCACATCATCTGCTCGGGCGAGACGGAGACGTTCAAGTCGAACGAGGTTGGCGTGGAGGTGTTCTGCGGGCGCCAGTTCTTCACGTTTACTGGCAAGCGCTATCCGGCCACGCCGGAAGAGGTGAACCCGCTGCCCGAGAAGGTGCTGAAGCGCCTGAAGGCGACGGTTGAGAGCGGCAAGAAGCGCGCGGCCACCGGCAAGCCATCCACTGCGCCGGCGCCAGCCCTGGAGGGCCGCGCCAAGGTCGAGAGCGCGCTGGCGTTCATTTCGCCGGAGTGCGGCTACGACGACTGGATTCACATCGGGATGGCGATCTGCTCGGAGCTGGGCACGGGCGCGGGCGATGTGTTCGATGCCTGGTCGGCGAAGTCGGCGAAGTATCCCGGCAGCGCCCAGGTGGCGACGCACTGGAAGAGTTTCGAGCCGGGCAAGGGCGTGACGGGGGCGACGATTTTCAAGCTGGCGATGGATGCCGGCTGGTCTCCGCCCAAGCCGCCGAAAGCATCACGGGCGCGGGCGCAGCCCGGTGGGGGGGGCAAGGCTTCCTCGCTGCCGGACGATATGCCGGACTGGCGCAAGAAACTGCTGTACGACAAGGGCGACCTGAAGGCCTGCCTGGCGAACGTGTACGACATCCTGCTCAACGATCCTTCGTGGCAGGGGGTGCTGGCGTTCGACGAATTCGCTCAGCGCACGGTGAAGCGTGCGCCGCCGCCTTTTGAGGGCGGCATGGCCGGCGAGTGGGACGGCACCGACGATAGCCGCACCGCGATGTGGTTGGCGCGGACGTATCGCTTCACGCCGTCGTCGATCATGGTGGCGGAGGCGGTGGAGGTGCTGGGGCGCGCGTTTGCGTTCCATCCCGTGCGCGACTGGCTGAAGTCGCTGCGGTGGGACGGCACGGCGCGCATCGATCACTGGCTGGAAGATTACCTCGGCGTGGCGCGCACCGAATACACGGAGCGGGTGGCGGCGTGGTTTCTGCTCGGCATGATCGCGCGGGTGATGCGGCCGGGGGTGAAGTTCGATTACTGCCTGGTGTTCGAGGGTATCCAGGGGCGCGGCAAGTCGACCACGCTGTCGATCCTGGGCGGCGAGTGGTTCGGCGACACCGACATCGATCTGCACAACAAGGATTCGATGGCGGCGCTGCAGGGCAAGTGGCTGTATGAGTTCCCCGAGCTGGGATCGCTGGCCCGCACCGAGTCGCTCAAACAGAAGTCGTTTCTGTCGCGCCAGATCGATGAATATCGGCCGGTGTATGGCCGGCGCCAGATCAAGGTGCCACGGCAGACGGTGTTCTCCGGCTCCACGAACGAATGGGAATGGAACAAGGACCCGACGGGCGGGCGTCGCTTCTGGCCGATCGAGGTCGGCGAGATCGATCTTTCCGGCTTGGCGAAGGTGCGCGACCAGCTGTTCGCCGAGGCCTTCGTGCGTTACCAGCAGGGTGAGCGGTTCTACCCAACGGGCGAAGAGCAGCGCCTTCATTTCGATCCCGAGCAGCTGAAGCGCGAGCAGGGCGAATCGCTGGTCGACGCGCTGCACGACTGGGTATACGAGCAATACAAGCCGTTCTCGGTGGCCATGGCGGCCTTCGAGGGGCTGAAGGTCATCGATGCCAGCAAGCTCACCCGCGACATGCAGACGCGCATCGGCATCGCCCTGCGCAAGCTCGGCTGCGGGCGCGTGGAAAAGCGCAACGGCATGGTGCGCTACTGGTACACGGCACCGAAGAGGGACTCTGATCCAGCGACAAATGAAACGGCACCACCGGCAATGGAAACTGCGCGCGTAGGTGGTGTGCGACCCGGGGAAGGAGGGCTCGATGCCGCGCCATTCTAGCCCCGAGGTTAGGAAGGTTGGGAGCAGGTTAGGAAGCCTGAATCCCGCATGGATAAAGGAGGTTCCTAACCTTCCTAACCTTCCCAACCTGTTTTGCTTTTCCTTACACGTAGCGCGTGCATGGCACGCACGCACACGTATACGCGCGTGCGTAACACCCGCTACACACACAACACCTCGTTTCAGGTTAGGAAGGTTAGGAAGGTTAGGAACAAGCCCTGTTTATGCGGCTTCCACCCTTCCTAACCTGCTCCCAACCTTCCTAACCTCTGCCGGAAAGGATCTGTGATGCCCGAGAAACTGACCCGAGCCCAGCGCTCAGCCATCAACAAGCGCGCCCTCACACTGGCCAGCCGGCTGCGCGATCAAGCCTATTGGGCCTATCGCATCCGCCTGACCGAGCAGGCCAGGGTCGATCCCGATTCGATCCACGCCGACGATGCCACGCCCGGGCCGGACATTTCAGACCTGCTGGAGTTCGACGTATGACGGTCGAACTGAACACGATGCGGGCGGACTACGTCCTGGTGCGCCGCTGGTGGAAGGAATCCGAGGGTTGGACCGAAGCCGATCTGGCCGAGGCCGACCGGGGCGTGAAGGCCGCCGTCGACAGCAATGACGCCGAGCGGATCGCGTTGTGGGCGAACTGGCTGGCCGGGATGGCTGAGGAGATCCGGCGCTTCACCTCAATGGTGCACGCCGCCGAGGATCGCATGCGGGCAGCGGCGTCGGCGGAAAGGCAGGCGGCATGAGCACGATCAGCATCCGCAATAACTTCCCCGAGGTGGCGGCCAGGCTGAACCAGCTGGGCACGGACATCGGCAACAAGGCGGTGGTGCGGGCGCTGAACACGACGATCGATCAGGGCAAGACCCAGATGGCGCGGCAGATCAGCCAGGAGTTCAGGGTGAGCGTGGGCACGGCCAAGGATCGCCTCAAGGTCTACAAGGCCTCGGCACGCAACGGTGCGTTCAGGCTTGTGGCCACGCTGGAGGCCACGCGAAAAGACCCGGGCCGATCGATGAACCTGATCGCGTTCGTCACCAAGGGCAAGGTCAGCAAGGCGTCTGCCAAGCGCAGCGGGCGCACCGACCTGGCTGGCCAGCTGCAGTTCCAGATCAAGCGTGCCGGCGGTAAGAAGTCCATCAAGGGTGCGTTCGTCGGCAACATGGGCCGCACGGTGTTCATCCGCACTGGCAAGGAGCGGCTGCCGATCAAGGCGCTCAACACCATCGACATCGGGCAGATGTTCAACACCAGGCGCGTCAACAAGGTGGTGAAGCAGGTGATGCTCGACAAGTTCCCCGCTAACTTCCAGCGTGAGCTACGCGCCGTGCTGCAGGGGTACGCCAGATGATCAGGGCCGTCCAACCAGCATCGAACTTGTCGAGCGAGGGCGGGGCCCCATGTTTCACGGGTCCTTCCCAGCCCCTCCGCACACGGCGCGAAACGATCGCGGGAATTCGCCAGTTTTGTGATGTGCAGGGGGGTGCGTAAGTGTCGCGGATTGTAGGGCAGGAGCGGGTTGCGGAGGTGTTCGGGGTAGCGCCGAAGACGATCGTCGACTGGCAGGAGCAGGGGTTCCCGATCGCGTTCCGTGGCAGCCCCGGGATACCCAGCGAATACGAGTCGGCGGACTGCATCCGCTGGTATGTCGAGCGCGAGGTGAAGAAGGTTCAGAGCGAGTCGCCGAACGATCGGCTGGCGCGGGTGAAGGCCGACGCGATCGAGATGGACAACGCGGAGCGGCGCGGCAAGCTGATTCCGGCCGATCTGCTGGAGCCGAAGCTGAAGGCGGCGTTCGTGGCGGCGCGCGAGAAGTGGCTCGACGCGGTGCCGCGGCTGGCGCGCGAGCTGCCGGAGGATCTGAGCGCGCGCGAGACGATGCTGCAGGGCGAGCTGGAGTCCTTCCTGGTGCGCCTGGCGGACTGGCAGAAGGCGGACGAAGACCAGGAGGATGACGAGTAATGCCTGACGGCGGCACAGTCGACGTGGATTGCTGGGCCGAGCAGGCGCTCGATGCCATGCTCGCGCGCGTGTTTGCGCAGCTTCGCCCGCGCGAGCCGCTGTCGCCGCTGCAGTGGGTGGAGAAGTACCGCTGGCTGTCGCCGGAGGAGAACCCGGACTACGCCGGCCAGTTCGACACCGAGAACATCCCGGCGCTGCGCGGCGTGCTGGCTGCTGCCGGCGAGCCTGGCGTCGGGCGGATCGTGGCGCAGAAGCCGGCGCAGATATCGTGGACGGCCGGCGTGGTGTGCACGCTGATGGGCTATCACGCGCACTGGCGTCCTTGCGTGCAGGTGGCGATGTTCCCGCGGATCCAGTCGGCGAAGGATTTCGACGCCGAGAAGTTCGCGCCGATGGTGCGGGCCACGCCGGTGCTGGCCAAGCTCATCCGGTTGAAGTCGCGCTCCGACGGCAACAGCACCACGCGCAAGCACTACGCGGGCGGGCTGATCAAGTTCGTCGCGTCCAACTCGCCGGCCGATGTGAAGTCGACCAGCGCCAAGGTGCGCTACGTCGAGGAGCCGGACGACACGAACAAGGACGTGAAGGGCCAGGGCAACTCGATCGCGCTGCTGCGCGAACGCGGCAAGACCATCCGCAACACGCTCGAAGTCATTGGCGGCACACCCACCGCCAAGGGCGCGTCCGAGATCGAGAAGGAGATGCGCACCACCGACCAGCGGCGCTTCCTGGTGGCCTGCCACGACTGCGGCGAGCGGCACGAGCTCGACTGGTCGAACGTCACCATCCCCGGCCTCAACCTCGCCGACGACGAACTGAGGGCACCCGACCTCGACGCCCGCTGGCCCGATCGCGAGGTCTACGGCCGCGCCCGCTGGGAGGATGCGTTCTATGCCTGCCCGCACTGCGGCAGCGTGTGGACCGACGCGCAGCGCGCCGTCAACATCCGCGCCGCCGCCGCCGTCGCGCCGAACTACGGCTGGGAGCCGACCGCCGACAGCGCCGATCGCGGGTTCTACATGAATGAGTTGATGAGCGTTTTCGAGGGCAGCTACGTGCCGGTGCTAGTGGAAAAGTACCTCACCGCCCAGCACGAATTCGAGCGCGGCGAGCCGGAGAAGATGGTCGCCTTCTGGAACGCCAGCCGCGGCCTGCCGTGGGAGTACAAGGGTGAGCTTCCGGAAGAGGAAGAGCTCGCTGCGCGCGTCGAGAAATACCAGGAATGGACAACCCCTGGCGGCGTCTACCCCCTGCTCGGCGTCGACGTGCAACACGACCGCATCGCCGTGCAGTGCTGGGTGGTCGGGCGAGGCGAAGAGATGTGGCTTGCCTACTGGGGCGAGCTGTACGGCCAGACCGTCGTCGCCGGACAGGGTGCCTGGATCGAGCTCGAGCAGATGCTCGGCCAGACCGTCAAGCACGCCGGCGGCAGCGACCTGCGCATTGCCGGCGTCGGAATCGACTGCTCAGACGGCCAGACCTCGGACGCAGCCTATTCCTTCGTCCGCCGCCACAACCGCGCCGACCGCCCCGTGCTGGCCCTCAAGGGCGCACCCGACAACGAAGGCCGCGTCGAGATCTGGACGCCGCCCAAGCCCGTCGACCCTAACCACCGCAGCACCAAGGCCAGCCGCTACGGTGTGCAGATCCACCAGGTGGGCACCGCCAAGGCCAAAGACCTCATCCTCGGCTGGGCGCAGGAAGGCGGACGCGTGCGGCTGACTGGAAATGGCGCCGGCCGCATGCACTGGTACGAAGGCGTCCGCGCCGACTTCTTCGAGCAGCTGCTGTCCGAGATGAAGATCCCGCACCGCCTCAACCCGCGCAAGCGCTACTGGAAAGCGCGCACCGACCGCCGGCAGGAAGGCCTCGACTGCTGCGTCTACACCCTCTACATGAGCCGCCACCTGCGCCTGCACCTGCGCCGCCAGGTGCAGTGGGACATCGATGATCTGCGCCTGCGCCAGGGCGATCTGCTCGCCACGCCCGAGCCCAGTGCCCCTGCCCCCGATCCCGTGCAAACGTCTGCACCCGACCCTAGCGATGACGTCGCCGAAAAGGTCGACGCGCCGGCGGCGGACGTCGACGCCGAGCTGGCCGCGGCGCGGTTCCGCAACATCCTCAAGCAACGCCGGAGTCTGCGTGTCAACCGATAACCTGTTCCTGTTCCTGGACATGATTCGTGCCGAGCTGCAGGGCGTCAGCGACGACGACTGGGAGCGATTCAAGCGCTCGATCAGCGAGCACGCCGGCGGCTCGCGGCTCTATGTGCCGGCGCGCAGCCGCAAGCGCGATCACCTCGACCAGCTGGCCAAGCTCGGCGCGGAGGCCGACGCGCAGGAGATCTCGCGGCTGCTCGGCGTAAGCGTGCGCCAGGCGCAGCGGTTGAAGCGGCTGCGGGGGTGATGCCTGTATGACTTTCGCTTAACGGGAAATCAGGCTGGAAAAATTGCGTGATGAACATAGGGGGTAATTAATCAATGAAGTTTCTAGAAAGCGAAAGTTCCGACGGCACCGTGTTCCTGTTTGGTTTGGGTGTTGTAGATCGAATTTCTGGAGTTCCTGATGGAGCACGTGTGAGGCTTCGCCTGCGTTCCGATGACTTCGCTATGGCTTTCGTTCGAACGTTGTCCTCAGTCACTCAACACGCTCTTGTTCGCAGTCCTGATGGTGGTGTTGGGCTTGGTCCGGAGATCGCTATGAATTTACGGAGAATCAATGAAGTGTGACTGCCTGAACTGGTGCGGCGACGATTCGCGCGTCGCCGATGGCAAGGTTCGCGCGTGCGCGCATTGGAAGGCAGAGAGGGCGCGCGCTCATGAGCTTGTGCGCGTGCAGCAGATCGCGACTGCGCTCGCCGATTCCGCGCTCGCCAATGGGACGGTGCTCGTGTCGTCGACGGACATGGACGATATCCGGAATCTGATCGAAGGCAGGCCGACGAGCGGCTCGCCAGTCATGCCCGCGCGTTAGCCCAGGCCCCCTCCAACTCCCGCGACATTCCTTGCCTACAAATGTCGCACCCTGCCTGCCACGCTGGCAGGCATGGAACTCCCCACCAATGAACCCACTGCGATCCGCGCCGGCGATTCGGCGTCGTGGACGCGCGAGCTGCCGGAGTATTCGGCGGCCGATGGCTGGGCGCTGAAGTATCGGCTGCTGTATGCGTCGGGCACCGCGCAGACGTTCACCGCCACCGGCGCGGGCACGCTGCACACGGTGAGCCTCACGGCCGCGAACACGGCCGCGTGGGTGGCGGGTTCGGCGACGCTGGTGGCGTATGTGGAGAAGTCGGCAACGAGCGAGAAGGCCACGCTCGAATCGACGCCGGTGACCATCCTGCCAGACCTCACGGTCGCGGCCACGCACGACGGCCGCAGCGCCAACCGCATCGCGCTCGAAAACGCCCGCGCCGCGCTGGCGGCCTACGTGCAAAAGGGGCAGGTGCACGTCGCCGAGTACGACATAGCCGGCCGGCGCATGAAGTTCCGCGATTCGCAGCAGATCACCGACCTGATCCGCTACTACGAATTCGAAGTCGCCAAGGAAGACGCGGCGATCGCGCTGCTGAACGGCACCTCGCCTGGCCGCGTACAGGTGCGCATGTGAGTCTTTTCGGCAACCTCTTCAAGCCCCGCGAAACTTCCGCCCAGCGCGCCGAGTGGATGGAGTCCACGCTGCGTACGGTGGCCGGCCAGGTGCAGGCGCGCATGGTGCAGGATCTGCGGCAGGCGCAGCGCAACTTCGAAGCCGCCGAGACGCCGGCCTACACCGAGAGCTGGTCGACCAGCGAGGTGCACATCAACGAGGCGCTCGCGCGCCAGTTGCCCACGCTGTGGGCGCGGTCAGCTGGGCTCGCCCGCAACAACGAATGGGCGGCGGGCTATCTCACCGCGCTCGACGACAACGTGCTCGGGCCCAACGGCATCCAGCTGCAGATGCGCCTGAAAAAGGCGCGCAGTGAGGAATACGACCGCGACACGAACCGCGCCTTCGAGGACGCCTGGGCAAAGTGGGGCGAGAACGCCGACGTCTCCGGTCTGCCGTGGGATGAGGTCGAAACGCTCGCGATCAACACACTCGCCCGCCGCGGCGAGCTGCTCTATCGGCTGCTGCCGGGATCGGGGCCGATGGGCTTTCAGGTCCAGATGCTCGACCCAACGCTGCTCGATGTGACGCTCAACCGCGCCTGGGGCGGCAACCGCATCCGCATGGGCAAGGAAATCGACGACGCCGGCAAGCCCGTCGCCTACTGGCTGCAGGTCGCCAAGCAGGGCGACGCGCCAGCCGGCTATGTCACCGTCGGCCGCCACGTGCGCGTTCCCGCCAGCGAGATCGTGCACCGCTACGTGGTGGAAGAAGTCGGCCAGCTGCGCGGCATTCCCTGGCTGACCATCGGCGCGCGCCGGCTGTGGCTGCTGCACGACTTCGAGGAATCCGCCGCCGTCGCCAGTTCCAACGCCGCCAAGCAGATCGGATTTTTCGTGAGCCCGGACGGCAACGCCCCGCCCGGGTTTGCCGACACCATCGTGTCGTCGGTGCTCGACGCGGCCAAGGCCGCCGGCAAGGTGCTCACGCCGGACGAGATCAAGACCATCACCGCCGCCGCCGAGAAATTCCAGACGCTCGCACCCGGCACCTGGGACACCATCCCGCAGGGCTACGACGTGCGCTTCAACCAGTCGCAGTGGCCCAACGTCAACGCCGACACCTACACCAAGGGCCACGTGCGCGCCTGGTCCGCCGCGCGCGGCATCAGCTACGTCACGGCCGGCAACGACCTCGAAGCGGTGAACTACTCCAGCGCGCAGGTCGGCATCCTCGGCGAGCGCGAGCACCACAAAAAGACCCAGACCCGCCTGCGCAAATGGCTGCACGCGCCGGTGCTGCACGCCGCCGCGCCCTACCTCGCGCTTGCCGCGCAGGGTCTGCGCCCCAGCCTGGTCGATGCCTACCGTGCCGCCGCCACCTGGCAGCCGCGCCGCTGGGCCCCGCTCGACCCGAACAAGACCGCAAACGCCAACGAAACGAATTTGCGCCTCGACCTCACCAGCCGCCGCCGCATCGTGCTCGAACGCGGCGAAGACCCGGACGAGCTGTTCGCCGAAATCGCCGAGGAGAAAAAGCTCTTCGGCGCGATCGCGCCGGCCAACGGCAATGCCGCCCCCGCCGAGCCGGACGACGACGAGACCAAGCCCGCCAAATCCCGCCACCTGCATCTGGCCGCCGCGCGCGGCCTTGAAAACGGAGACTGACCATGCCGACCGCCACTGCCGAACAGCCAGCCAAGCGCCAGCGCATCGAAGGCACGCTGCACCGCAGCCTGCCCGCCACCCTCACCGTCCGCGCCGCCGAAGAGGGCGCCACCGACGACGGCCTGCTGCGGCTGCGCCTCTCGGTGTCGAGCGAAGAGCCCTACCTGCGCAGCAGCTGGTGGAGCGAGCCGTGGGTGGAAACCCTGGGCCACAAGGAAGGCGAGGTCGATCTCGTGCGCCTCAACGGCGGCGCGGCCGTGCTCGCCAACCATGACCGCTACACCGCCGTCGGCGCCACGCCGCTCGCCGCCATCGGCGCCGTCGAGCGCGCGTGGCTCGACGGCGACCGGCTGCTGGCCGACCTCGTCATCAGCCGCCGCGAAGCGCTCGCGGATCTGCGCCAGGACATCGCCGACGGCCTCGTGAAAAACGTCTCCATCGGCTACCAGATCAACGAGCGCACGCTCACCAAGGCTTACGACGACCAGCCCAACGAATACCGCGTCACGGACTGGACACCGTTCGAAATCTCCCTGGTGGATATCCCGGCCGACGCCACCGTCGGCCTGGGCCGCCAGGCCTCCGAGCAAGACACGCCGCGCTATCGCGTGGTCGATTTGCCCACCCCCGGCGCCGCCGGTTCACTCGAAACGAAAGGACATACCATGCCTGACATCATCACCGACCCGGCGCCGGTCAATAACCCCGCCGCCACCCGTTCCCACATCGAAGTCGGCGCCGACCCGCTGGCCGCCGAGCGTGCACGCGTCAAGGACATTACCGCCATCGGCAAACAGCACGGCCTCGCCGACCTGGCCGAGCGCGCCATCGAAGCCGGTACCGACCTCAACGTTTTCCGCGACCAGGTGCTGCAGTCGCTCACCGCGCGCGGCACGCTCAAGCCCGCCGAGTCGCCCGAGATCGGCATGAGCCAGAAAGACGTCGAGGAGTTCAGCTTCTGCCGCGCGCTGCTGGCCGCATCCGATCCGGTCAACGCGCACAAGTTCGCACCCTTCGAGCTCGAGTGCAGCCGCGCCGCGCAGGACAAGCGCGGCGACTCGCGCAGCAAGGACCGCGAAGCCGCGATCACCATCCCCGTCGACGTTCTGGCGCGCGGCATGGCCATGAACAGCACCATGGCCGCCAACGTCGCTCGCAGCCTGATCAAGCGCGCCATGGCGCGCGGTGACGAGGCGATGTTTGCCTACCGCGACCTCACCGTCGGCGCGCCCACCGGCGGCGGCAACCTCGTCGCCACCGAGCTGCTCGGATCGAGCTTCATCGACCTGCTGCGCAACGCGATGGTGCTCGACCGCTTGGGCATCACCTGGTTGCGCGACCTGAACGGCAACATCGCGATCCCCTCGCAGACCGGTGCCGCCACCGGGTACTGGGTTGCGGAATCCGGCGCGCCCACCGAGAGCCAGCAGACCGTCGGCCAGGTGCCGCTGTCGCCCAAGACTGTCGGCGCCTTCACCGACTTCAGCCGCAAGCTTCTGCTGCAGTCCAGCCTTGACGTCGAAGCCTTCGTTCGCGCCGATCTGGCCTCCGTGCTGGGTCTATCCATCCAGCTCGGCGCCCTGGTTGGCGGCGGCACCAACGAGCCCACCGGCTTGCTGAACCTCAGCGGCATCGGCTCCGTCGCCGGCGGCACCAACGGCCTCGCGCCCACTTACGACCACATGGTCGATCTGGAAAGCGCCGTCGCCAACGCCAACGCCGACAACGGCAACCTGGCCTACCTCACCAACACCAAGGTGCGCGGCAAGCTGCGCAAGACGCAGGAATTCGCGTCCACCAACGGCAAGGCGGTGTGGACCAGCATGGCCGGCCAGCGCGGAGTGGGCGAAGTGCTCGGCTACGAAGCCTTCACCAGCAACAGCATGCCGAGCAACCTCGACAAGGGCACCAGCACCGGCGTCTGCTCCGCGATCGCCTACGGCAACTGGGCCGACCTGATCGTCGCCATGTGGGGCGGCCTCGACATCATGCTCGACCCCTACACCGGCGCCACCTCCGGCACCCGCCGCGTCATCGCCCTGCAGGACCTCGACGTCGCCGCCCGCCACGCCGCCAGCTTCGCGGTGATGAAAGACGCGCTGACCGCGTAACCCAAACCGCACGGGCCCTGCCGCAAGGCGAGGCCTTGCCTCGTTCATCTGGAGAAAACCATGCCCAAAGTACTCATCACCGAATCCTGCCTCATCAACCGCGGCGACGACCGCGGCGGCGTCCACTGCGAAGTCGGAGAAATCGTCGAAGGCGTCCCCAAGGACATCGCCTTCGAGCTCGCCCGCATGGGACGCGCTCTCTTCGTCGACAGCAACGACGACCCCACCAAGGGCAACACGCTCACCGCCAGCAAGGAAATGCTCAAGGCCGCCGACGACATGCGCCGCGCCCGTGCCAAGGCCGCCAAGGAAGCCAGCGCCCCCGCAGCCGATGCAGGCCAGGGCGGCAACAGCGAATCCGGTCAGGCCTGAGCCGCGCGCTGATCCCCACCCCCACCCACTGCGAGACACGCCATGACCATCCAGCTCACCGCCCCCATTCTCGAAGCCGGCGTCGAACAGGCCACCGGGACACAGCTGACCTTGAGCGCGGATCGCGAGGCCGAGCTGGTGAATCGTGGGGTGGCGGTGTATGTGGGGGATGATCCGACGAGAGGGGGGCTGACGCCGCTGCTGTTCGATGTTGAGCGGAATGTGGCGGTGCATCCGACGACGGGGGGGAACATCTCTGTCGGTCTGCGCAACAAATCCGTTTGGTACCGTTTGCGCCAATATTCCGGAGGACCGCTGGTTGACGCGATGGGAAATGGCCCTGACATTCCGCTCGTCGATACGACAGGTACCCCCAATGTGTGGGCAAATGCCAAGTGGGCCACCCCACCGAATGATGGGACTGGCAAGGCTTCGACCTATGCCCGCGTGATCGGGAACGCATACCTTAATGATCTGTGCGCCATCGAAACGCTTATAGCTTCCCAGGGGCTGCTGTTTTTTGCCGCTGATATTTATCCGGCGACAACGGGCGCGACGGTGGATAAAACACAGACCATCTTCATGATGGGCGCCGGGGTGGGGAATGACTCGGTTCAGGCTTTCACCATGAGTCAACACATAGCAACGGGCGTCGGGCGGGTACGCATTTGCGACAAATTCGACGGAGTCACCCCGAACGTGATTGGTGTCGCTGAATCAGCGGCACTCACAGCCGGCGCGAGGTCCGCACTGTGCGGGTATATCGACACGCTCAATAACACTGTCGCCGTGTCCCTGAATGGCGGCGCGTTCACCACGGCTGCGATTGATTTCTCGACCGGAAACTGGAATGACGCGGAAGCTCAGTCTTTTGGTTTCTGTATGCTCGCACTAAATCCGGAGTCCGCAGTAGGTGCGACTCCGGTGCAGTTTATGGGAGGCAGCGCCGCAACGCTTGGAACTCGCTGCTCTGGCTTGTTCATTACTCGATTCGATACACACCCCGGACTTGATTTTGTGCGTCAACTGGCTGTCGCGTTTAGCGATGCGGCTGGAGTGTTCCCTGACGATCTACGGACTGGCAAGTATTAAAAGCCGCAGCAGAGGTTCGGATGATCAAAATGACCGCCCCATCAAGTTCGAGCCGCCGAGGGGCGGGGTGAGAAGCGATAAATTATCACAGCAGATTCGCGCCGCCTTCGGGCGGCTTGTTTCTTTCCACCCCGCGACATTCCTTGCCTACAAATGTCGCACCCCTCCTGCCACGCTGGCAGGCATGGACTTCTCCGACCTTGCTCCCTTTTATGCCGACTTCGGCGTCGCGGTGACGCACACGCCGCAGGCGGGGGCGCCGGTCACCGATCGCGGGATTTTTGACGCGCCGGGCATGGCGATGGTCGGCGGCGAAATGATCGGCACCGACTACAGCGTGCGCTATCCCGCGGTCACCTTCAACGTCGTGCGCGGCGACAGCTTCACGATCAACGGCGGCACCTACCAGGCGCGCGAGAACCCGCAGCCGGCGACGTTCGACGGCCTCGATCTCGTGGTGCCGCTGAGGAAGGTGAGCTGATGGCGGCGAGCGTGTTCGAGCTGATCATGGCGCGCGTGCACGCGGTGCTGCTGGCCGGCTCCACGGCCGCGGGCACGCACGTTTTCCGGGGGCGCGACGACGCGTTCGGCGACGACGAGCTGGACGCGATCAACGTGCGCCGCGCCGACAGCGGCGGCGACGTGCTCACCTCCAACGGCGAGCGCCACCAGCTCGCCTTCACCCTCACCTGCATGGCCGCCGGCGACGACTGGGAAACCGCCGTCGACGCGCTGCACATGCAAGCCCACGCGCTGCTGCTGGCCGACGCCGTCATCGCGGCCAAAGGCAAGGGTCTGCGCCTGCTTTCCACCGATCTGCAAAACGACTCGGCCGACCGCGTGCGCGGCCGCCTCACCGCGCGTTACCAGATCCAGATTCTCGTTCGCCCCGGCGATTTTTCCGTCGCCACTTAACCAGGAGCACACACCATGGCAATGATCAATTTCGGAGTCGGCCGCATCATCACGGTCCCGCAGAAGCTGGCGGACGGCACGGCCATCGCCAACCCCACGCCCGTCATCATCGGCGACCTGCAGGACGTCTCGGTCGACATGTCCGTCGAGATGAAGACCCTGCGCGGCAACAAGCGCTACCCCATCGCCGCCGGTCAGGCCGGCGGCAAGATCGAGATCAAGGCCAAATACGCCAAGCTCGACGCCGCCATCATCGGCAGCCTGTTCCTCGGCAAGGCCGCCACCACCGGCATCAAGGCGGTCAAGCTCGACGACGCCTACACCATCCCTGCCACGCCCGGCCCGTACACCGTCACCATGGTGCCGCCCAGCTCCGGCACCTTCGTCGCCGACATGGGCGTGGTGTTCACCGCCACCGGCGTGCAGCTCACGCGCGTGGCGAGCGCACCCGCCACCGGCGAGTACTCGCTCAACGCCTCCACCGGCGTCTACACCTTCGCCGCCGCAGACCAGGGCAAGGCCATCAAGGTCAGCTACGAATACAGCGCGGCGACCGGCGGCCAGATCCTGACGCTCACCAACGAGACCATGGGCTACATGCCCAGCTTCACGCTCATGCTGCAGAACAGTTACGACGGCAAGAACCTCGTCTGCAAGCTTAATCGCGCGGTGTCCAACAAGTTCGCGCTGCCGCTCAAGTCCGACGATTTCGCGATCTACGACTTCGAGGCGGAAGCGTTCTCCGACGCCGCTGACGAGCTCGGCTACATTTGTCTTTTTTAGAGTGGGTGCTGAATGAAGCACTGCACGAAGTGTGGCGTTGAAAAGCCGCTGTCCGAGTTCTCGATGCATAGGTCCAGTCGAGACGGGAAGCAGTCGCGGTGTAAGGCGTGCGCTAACGCCTACGCTGCGTATGCCGCTGACCCCGAGCGCAAGAAGGCAAAAAGCGCCGCGTGGTACAGGGCAAATAAAGAGAAGGCAGATGCCACCGCCGCCGCCTGGAGTAAAGCGAACGCGGCGCGCAAAAGAGCAACCAACGCGGCGTTGTATGCCGCGAATCCCGAGCGCAAAAAGGCAGTCATGTCCGCGTGGGTGAAGGCGAATCCAGAGAAGGTCCGCGTCATCCAACACAATCGCCGCGCACGTAAACGCGATATGGGTGGCAGGTTGTCCTCCAGTTTGCCCGCGCGCCTGTTTTCGTTGCAGCACGGGAAATGCGCGTGCTGTGGGCAACCGCTCGGCGACAAATACCATCTCGACCACATCATGCCGATCTCGCTCGGTGGCGCTAATACCGACGACAACATTCAGCTTCTGCGCCAGCGTTGCAATAACCAAAAACACTCAAAGCACCCGGTTGAGTTTATGCAATCACGAGGGTTCCTGTTATGAGTGCCGTCGTCGTTTCCGTGTTGCCGGGCGCCGGGGTGTGGCCACGGCTGGTTGCCTTTGTGCGCAGCGTCTTCTCGCGCCGCGTGCTGCTCGCCCTCGCGGGCGTCGATACCGTCGTGCTCGCCGGCCACGTGTACGCCGTGCGCGCGCGTCCGCTCGGCGTCGACCGTGAACTGGTCCCGGCGCTGATCCGCTGCAGCCAGGCCTTCGTGCGCATGGAGGTCACCGACGCGCTGTACGACGACATCGTCAAGACGCTGTCGCTCGGGCTCAACGCGCCCGCGCGCCAGATCGAGTCGCATGCCGTCTCGCTGTGGGACCTCGCCCCGGTCATCGACCTCATCGCGCGCGTCAACGGCCTGCAGACCATGGAGGCTGGCCGGGCCGACCTGGGAAAGATTCTGGAGGTGCTGGCACAGACTGGGACGGACTCTATGCCTGGATCGTCAGTGCCACCGGCTGGACCTGGGACCACGTCGACCAATGCGTGACGCTGCCGCAGGTCGACGCGCTCTCGGCATTCTGGGCCAGCGTGCCGCCGCCCAACGTGCAGCTCAAGCGCATCGCGCTCGCGCTCGGCCTGCCCGACACCCAGCCCCTGCATACGTCTGCAACGCCGACCAGCGCCGAGGATGCGATGCGCGCCGCGCTGGCTGCCGGCCTGCCGGTGATGGAAGGTCGGCCGGACGATCCCATGCTTGATCTGATCGGACTGTGACGATGGCGACCCAGATCACGATCCGACTCGAAGTGCGCTATGCCTGGTGGCTGATGCCTTACGTCTACACGCTGGCATTCTTCTGCGCCCTGTTTGCCGCCGAGCCCAATCAGGAAAAGCTGAACCGCGTCTTGAATCGCGCCGTCACTGTCCGTGCCGTGCGCGAAAAACAAGGGGCGCGCGGTGGCTGACAATAAAGCCGAACTCACAATCGACGGCAACATCGCCCCCCTCAAGCAGAAGCTGCGCGAGGCGGGCGACGAGCTGAAGCGTTTCGGCGCCAGCGGCGGCCCGGCCGTCGACGGCGTCGCGTCGTCGGTGATGAAGCTTACCACGCGCTTCACCGCGCTCGGTGCGGTGCTGTCGCTGGGTGGTATCGCCTCGATGGCGCGGCAGTCGATCGACGCCGCCGACTCGCTCAACGACCTGGCCGACCGTACGCAGACCAGCGTCAAGGCGCTGGCCAGCTTCGAGCTGATCGCCAAGCAGTCCGACACCAACCTCGAAGCGCTGGGCAAGGGCCTCAACAAGCTGTCGATCTTCATGGCGGAGAACGCCGCCGAGGCGAAGAAGCTCGGCATCACCGCGCGCGATCCGGTGCAGGCCTTCATCCAGTTCGCCGACGCCCTGGGCCGCGCTGCCACGCCGCAGGATCGCGCCGCCATTGCCAACCGCGTGCTCGGCAAGAGCTTCCAGGACCTGCTGCCGCTGCTGCAGCGCGGCGCCGCGGATCTGCGCGAGGCGGCCGCCGCCAGCGAGGAATACGCGACGAAGCTCGAAAAGCTTGCCCCGCGTGCGGGCGAGTTCAACGACCGCCTCGACGAAATGCGTCTACGGTGGGACGCGCTCAAGGTCTCGATGGGCAGCGCCTTCCTTGACCTGCTGCCCAACAGCATGACGATGGACAAGGCCTCGGCCCGCATCATCGAACTCAAGGGCAACATCGGCACGCTTGAGCGCGCGCTCAAGGGCAGCGACGGCTCCGGCCTGCTGCACAAGATGCTGTACGGCACCAAGGACGAGATCACCGCCAAGCTCGCCGCAGCGCGCAGCGAACTGGCCGCCCTGCAGGCGCAGAAGTCCGCCGCACCAGGCGGCAGCGCTGCCGGCAGCGGCGGCCCGCTCACCTTCGGCGAGGTATTCGACAGCGGCAAGAAAGCCAAGAAGGCCAAGACCGGCGACCAGGTCAGCGATGCCGAATGGGCGATGGAAGAAGCCGCCCACCTGCAGCGCACGCTGTACGAAATCGACCAGCAGCGCAACGAGTACCACGAGGCCGCGAACCAGGCCGTGCTCGAAGCCGACAAGAAGCTGATCAAGGAGATGGACCAGATCCAGCTCCTGCGTGTGGAAGGCGCGAAGAACGCCGAGATCGCCCGCATTGATGAGATGGAGGCGATGGCAGCCCATGAACTCGAGATGGGTAGCATCACCCAGGCCGAATACCTTGATCGCTTGAGTGAGTTCAACCAGCAACGCCTGGCAGCAGAGGCTGATCTGATCGAGAAAAAGATCGAGCTTGCAAAACAGGACCCGACGCAAGACCCCGTCGAGATCGAGCGTTTGGAACAGCAGCTCCTCGAGCTGCGCCGTCAGTACGGCCTGAAGAAAAAAGAAATCGATCTGAAGCAGGCGGAGGAAACCGCGAGCATCTGGAGAGATCTAGGCGATCGTGTTAGCGGGCTGTGGGACAAGGGCGTGCAGGCGCTTATGAATGGCACGCTGACGTGGAAGAACGCCATGCAGGCCGTCGGCGCGGAGGTGGTGCGCTGGTTCGCCGACAAGGTTGTGAACGGGATGGTCAAGGATTGGGCGCTTGGCTTGGCGAAGAGGCTTGCGGCGCTGATGGGGTTCACCACCGCCGAAAAGGGTGTCCAGGTTGCGGGTGCTGCCGCCACCGTCGCCACCAAGACCGCCGAGACAACCGCCGTGGTCGCCGGCAACGCCGCGCAGGCCGGCTCCGGCGCTGCAGCCTCGCAAGCCTCGATTCCCTACGTCGGCCCGATCCTCGCCCTGGCGGCAATGGCTGCGGTGTTTGCCGCCGTGATGGCGATTGGCAAGCGCAAGTCCGCCGCCGGCGGCTACGACATCCCGCGCGGCCTGAACCCCGTCGTACAGACGCACGAAGAGGAAATGATCCTGCCGAAGAAATACGCGAACGCGATCCGCGACATGACACGGGGCGGCTCGGGCGCCGCACCGGGCGGAGGAAATGTCTACATCGACGTCCATGCGCAGGATGCCGACAGTTTCCGCTATTCGCAATCGCAAATCCAGGCGGACATGGGCCTCGCTTATGAGCGCATGGTCAAGAGGAACACCTGATGCCAGCCCTGCCGCCCTTCATCGAAACCGTGTTGCCTGTGCTGAATAATGATTTCGGCACCGTCGGCGGGCCTCAGTGGCGCACTGGCATCATAGAAAAGCGCACCGGGCACGAGCAGCGCAACATCGACCTCGACGATCCGCGCCGCGAGTGGTCGATGGGCGAACGCGGGATGCTCGAGGCCGACCTGGACGCGCTGCTCGAGTTCCACACGATGGTGCGCGGCGCGGCCATTGGGTTCCGGTTTCTGGACCAGGCCGACCACAAGGCCAGCACCAAGCAGTTGTTGGGGTTTGGCACGGGTGCGCTCGCGACCTTCCAGCTGGTTAAGCACTACGGTGAATCGGCATACGAGTATGTGCGCCCGATCACCAAGCCGATCGCCGGCACGGTCGCGGTGTATGTCGACGATGTTTTGCAGGCCAGCGGCTGGACGCTGGACGCCGCCACCGGGATCGTTACCTTCGCTGCAGCGCCCGCGCTGGATGCCGTCGTCAAGGCGACGTTCCAGTTCCATGTTCCGGTGCGCTTCAAGGAAGACCGTATTCGCCACAAGTTCGAGATGTTCACGAACGATGGCAAGTGGTTTTCCGTCAGCCCGGTCACCCTGATCGAGCTGCCTCAGTGAAAACCCTGATCGCCACCCTGCGCGCCGCCTTTGCCGCCGAGGTGGCGCAGATCACCACCTGCCTGCGCATCACCCGGCGCGACTCCCAGCAGTTCCACTATGCCGCCAACAGCCGGGACCTGGTGTTCGCCGGAAAGACGTGGTCGGCGCGCGGCGCTGACGACACGACGGCCATCACCAACTCGCTGCGGGACAGCGTCGGCAACGTCGATATGGACGGCTTTTTCGAGTCGGCGCAGCACCGGACGGACCTCCGCTCCGGCTTGTATGACAACGCCAGGGTCGAGATATTCCAGGTCGACCGGGCCAACCTGCCCGCGACGGTCACGCCCGAAACCACGCTGTGGCTGTTCACCGGCTATACCGGCCAGGCCATCGTGAAACCCGACGGCCACGGCTACAGCATCGAGGCGCGCAGCCTGATCCAGCTGCTGCAGCAGAACATCGGCACGCTCACGTCCGGCATCTGCCGCGCCGAGTTCGGCAGCCTCACCGGCGACGAGCCGTGCCTGGTCAATCCGGCAGGCTACACGGCCACGGCCGCGGTGGAATCGGTAAGCATGAACCGCCTGCTCAAGACCCCGGCACTGACACAGGCCGTGAGCTGGTTCAGTGCCGGGCGCCTGACCTGGCTTACTGGAGGAAACGCCGGCGCCGTCGAATATGTCGCGCAGTACGCGCCGGGCTTCGTGGTGCTGTTGCGCCCTGGGGTCGCCGCGATCCAGGCCGGCGACACCTTCAGCATCGTCGCGGGCTGCGATCACACTCTGGGCACCTGTGCGGCCAAATTCAACAACGCCATCAACTTCCAGGGCGAGCCGTTCCTGCCGGGCCTCGACCCGGTATTCGCGAGGTCTGTGCTATGAGCAAACACGGCGAGCGCATTGTGTCGATTGCGCGGCAGTACATCGGCACGCCGTATCACCACCAGGCGCGCGTGCCAGGCGTCGGCATCGACTGCGTCGGGGTGCTGGTGTGCGTCGCGCGCGAGCTGGGCATCCTCGCCGAGGACGCGGATTATGTGACGTACGCCCGCCACGCCCGGGACGACGAGCTGCTGCGCATCCTGGACGCGCACCTCGAGCGCCTGCCCGACCCGGCGCTGGCAGAGGCGGGCGACGTGCTGACGTTTCGCATCGGCCCGTGGCCGCACCATGTCGCGATCAAGACCGGCCCCGACACCTTGCTGCATTCCTATGCCGGCATCGGGCGCGTGGTCGAGACCCAGATCGGCCGCAGCTGGCAGCATCGCATCATCGCGGCCCATCGAATCCCGGAGGGCAGCTAAATGTTAGGGGGCGGCAGCAGCAAGGTCGTCACCACCGAGCGCGTCGTATCCGACCGGCGCGGCGTGGTGATGGGGCAGGACGGCCTGCCCCAGACGCAGGAGGGTGTGGCCATCCCGGTCATTTCCGGCACCGCGCGCGTCAACCCGATCCTGATGTGGCTCGGCCCGCGGCGCATCGTCGTCACGGCCACCACCACGAGCCAGAACGTCGGCAAGGGCGGCGGCGGCGAGACCATCACGCAAACATCCTATTCGGAGCGGCATTACCAGACCTGGGCGGTGATGATCGGCAAGGGCCCGATCCGCGCGATCAAGCGCATCTGGTTCAACTCCGTGCTGGTGTATTCCGCCGAGCACTGGCGCGACGATGACACGAAGGCGGAGTCGGCCAAGCTCGCCGACAAGATCGCGTTCTATCCGGGCACCTTCGACCAGATGCCCGACCCGACGATGCAGGCATACATGGGCTCGACCTCGACGCCCGCATTCCGTGGCCGCGCCTACATCGTGTTCAACGAAGTCGACATATCGGCGTTCTCGAACACGGTGCCGCATGTCACGGTGGAGGCATGTGCGGACGGCCACGGCGGCATCACCGAAGCCGCAGACGGCCCGGCGCCGCTGCACCAGATCATCGGCAGGGTCTGTCGCATGTGTGGACTCGATGACGCCGACATCGACTGTTCGCAGTTGTCCGATAACGTGCTTGGGCACATCATCGACTCCGTTTCGGCTGGCCGGAATATTCTGGACGCGCTCAAGACCGCGTACCTGTTCGACATCCGCGAGTCGGCCGGCAGGATCGAGTTTCTGAAGCGCCCGCAGCCGGCGTTCCGCCCGGAGTATGAAGACCGGGTGTTCCTGAACGAAAAAGGCCTGCTCATCAACGCCTACCACGGCGAGCTCGGCCGCGCCGGCCTGTTCTCGGGATCGGCGGGAACGTCCGAGGGGATGACGCTGCTGCTGCAGGCGTGTGCGCACGCCTACCGCATCACCGGCAAACAGTCGTGGCTTGACCGTGCGCTGCTGGTGTGGCAGGGCCTGGAGGAGGTCTGCTATCGCGCCCCCATCCCGAACGGCGCCACGCTGTGGCTGCCGCACTGGCTGGTCAACGTGCGCGCCCCAATCGAGGCGCAGTCCTACCGGATGCACACGTTGCTGCGCTTCGAACCCGTCACGGGGGGCGTCGAGGCCACCATCCCGGTCGGCCCGGGCTACTACAGCGAGTTGGCGAACCAGGTGTTCGTGGTCTTCAACCCCGAATCGTTCCCGATTTCCGATCTGCCGAACGCCGAGATCGTCGGCGACGCGGTCGCCGTCACAAAATACCCGTTCGAGCTGCGCAAATCGCCCGACGGCATTCAGCCGTCGACGGTGTACCTGCCGGGGCCAACGGCGGCGCTGGACGCCGTGGTGGCCTACAGCTACAACGCGGGCGCGCTGATCGATGTCAATGAGCCGTTCGAGGTCGACCCGGTGTGCCGCGTGCTGCGCGACGGCGAGATTTCGTGCGCGCCTGACGCTGCCGAGTGGGCCGTGGCTTCGTTCGATGAGATGTACCTGGCCACCGGTGAGTCGCGCTGGCTGGATGCCAGGGCAGCAGCGGTCGAGTCGCTGAAGCAGATTTGCGACATCGACGACGGCCGCTCCTGGTTCCGTCCGCAGCCGACCACCACCGCATTCAGCCTGACCGGCACGGCGTCCTATTCGAAGCGCATGGGAATGAGCGCAGCGAACTGGCGGCGCGACCCCCTGAGCGGCAACGTCACGGGCTTCATTCCGGCTGCCACCGATCTGTCGCGCCAGTTCGAGGCCCAGATCATTCGCGGCCTCAGCGGCGAGGAACGCAAGGCGCAGGACACGCATATCCGCGTCGAAATCGGGTGCTCGGTGCCGTCCGTCAACCGCGTCTGGGTGTTCCTGCGCCGCTCGATCAACTTCGACGCCGACGACACCTGGTATGCACCGCTGACCCTGACGGGCGGCAGCGCACTCCAGACGCTCGATATTCCGATCAACCTGTTCCGCCGCTACGTCTCACAGGGTAGCAACGGCGCGATCAGCACGGGCGAGGGGCTGGTGTCCGCCGTGTGGCAGGCCAGCCACGCCTACAGCGCAGGGAACCGGCGCACCAGCACGACCTACAACGGCTATGCCTACACGGCGACCGACGGAACCTCGGGCGCGACCGAGCCCGCCTGGCCGCTGGTGATCGGCAACACCGTCGCCGACGGCTCGGTCACCTGGACGTGCAGCGGGTATGCCGGATTCCCGGTCAACGAGACCATTCGCAACGTCGGGATCTCCGATTGGGAGGCGTCCGAACACACGCTCACGATTCGCCGGGTGCGCCCGATCCCAGAGATCCCGATGCCCTACACGCCCTATGTGACGGCCTTCACGGTCATCACGATGGGCGGGCAGATTTCGGACTGGCGCGGCCCGCCTGGGAGCGGCTACCAGTTCCCCGACGCATGGGCACGGTCGAGCGAGCCCACCTATATGCAGGGCATGCTGGATTTCCTGCTGGACGCAGCCGACGAGTACGCCACCAACTACGGCGCGCGCGGCCCGATGATGCCGGTCTATGTCTGGTATCGCGCCGACAATGAAGAATATGGCGCCGTCAATACGTGGACCTGGCAATGGACCGACCCCAACACGATGTGGGCCGGCTATCAGTACCGGCCGATGCAGTCCATCGCCAACGCGGCGCGGCGCACGGGCAATGCAACGGCCAAGACGCTCGCGGGCGACTTCTACCAGTGGCTCAACGGCCTGTGGCCCGGCTGGCCGAACTACGTCATCACGGAGATCCCGGAGGCCATCGCGCCATGGGAGGCGACGACCGACTATCACACCGGCAGCTTCAACAGCGACACGTCGCTGATCCGCCCGACGGTGGCGAACGGCTACCTGTACCGCTGCGTGCAGACCGGCAGCAGCGGCGCCACGGAGCCCGCAACGTGGCCGACCACGCTCGGCGGACAGGTCGCGGACGGCACGACGCTGTGGGAGTGCTGCGGCTACGCCTACTCGGTGACGACGCCGGCTTTCGGCAACTACCACGAGCCGCACTTCGCGGCGATGATCTGGCGCGGCGCCCTCTACACCCGCATGTGCAATATCTCGGCGCCGGTGAACAGCGCGTGCGAGGCGCTGATGGGCAAGTGCCACACCTACCTGTCGAACCTCTACAACACCACCGGCGAGATGGCCGGGACGTTCTGCGCCTATCCGGCGACACAGGACTGGTACGGATTCTGGCACGCCGAGATCGTCGAGACGTTGTGCTGCGTCAAGGAGTTCGGCAGCGCGTGGCACACCGCCGGCCAGCTGTCCGACTGCGATACATGGCTCGACGGCCTGGATGCGTGGACAACCTCGAAGACACGCACCCTCGTTCCGCTCGATTGGCGCGACTTCGGCGCCGGCCTGCCCAACGGCAAGCCACGGCCGTGGTACGAGATCAAGACGACGCAGGACAAGGAGCTGCCGAACGAGGTGTCGGTCAGCTATTCGTCGCCCGAGCAGGACTATGCCAAGGCGCTGCAGTATTCCCGCCTGCCTGGCGTGTCCGGCAGCGCGCAGAAAGCGAACGTCGACCTGCCTGTGGCGATGGCGCCCGAGGAAGCGAACAGCATCGCGTTCAGGCATCAATACCTGATGTGGGGGGAGCGCGACAAATTCACCTTCAACGTCACCCGCACGCTGGCCGAGTACGAGCCGGGTGACACCATCCCGATTCCGTTCGACGGCGTCGAGACCCCGTTCCGCATCGAGCGCGTCGACCGGGGGGCGAATGGGCTCATCAAGATCGAGGCAGTCCCGCACCTGCCCGACGTGGTTCGCTACACCGCGACCTTCGCCGGGGCGCGTACCGCCAGCGGCGCGCGCTCCATGCCGGGCCCCGTGGCCACGGTGTACGAGTTCTTCGAGGCACCGCTCGCGCGCGACGCAGAGGAGAACCCGGAGGGATTCCTTGCGCCGCTGACGGGATACTCCGGCTGGCGCGGGGCGGACGTTCTGCGTTCGCCAGACAGCGGCGCGTCGTGGACAACCGAGGCCACACGCCGCGCGCCCGCGCGCCTCGGCACGGCCTATGGGCCGTTCGGTGGCGGCGTCTCGGGTGGGCTCATCGACCGCAAGACCTACATCGCCGTGAGCCTGCCGCAAGGCACGCTCGAGAGCGTGACGCTCGACCAGATGCTGGCGGGCGCGAACCCGGCGATGATCGGCGACGAGGTCGTGCACTACCAGAACGCCGTGCTCCAGGGCGACGGCTCGTATCTGTTGAGCGTGTTTCTGCGCGGGTGCCGTGGTACCGAATGGGCGATCGACGGACATGTGGGCAATGAGCGGTTCCTCGTGCTTGACGAGAACGTGAACCGCATGCCGATGCCGCTGGCAAACATCGGCCGGCCGTTCGACTACAAGGTGGTGTCGGTCGGGGAGGACCCCGTAGACATCACAGCGTGCCTGTACATAGCGCTCGGCCGGGCCCTCAAGCCCTATTCGCCGTGCCACCTGAAGGCGACCCGCAACGGCTCCGGCGACATTGCGTTGACCTGGTTGCGACGCACGCGCATCGGTGGGCTGTGGCGCGACAACGTCGACGCGATGCTGTCCGAGGACTTTGAAGCGTATGAGATCGATGTGCTGTCGGACGCCGACGTGGTGCTGGCTACCTACACCGCGACATCACACACGGCCACCATCACCGCCGCCCAGCAGACTGCGCTATTCGGCGGACTGAAGCCCGGCATGAAGGTGTTGATCTATCAATTGTCGGCGAGCGTTGGACGTGGCTACCCGCTGGCCGGCACTGTTTAAGGAGCATCAATGACTACACCGCGTGCGGGCCTGCCCGAACTGGCCGCCTCCCAGGAGGCAAAAGAGGTTGTCCACAATGAAGCGCTGCGCATGATCGAGGCGCTGACTGTTGGAGGCGTCGTCACCCTGTCGCTATCCACACCGCCGGGCTCGCCGACCGAGGGCGGCGTATGGGTGGTGGGGGCGACCGCGACCGGCGCATGGGCCGGCAAGGAAAAGCAGCTCGCCCACTACACCAATGGCGCGTGGGCGTTCTATGCGCCTGCCGACGGCTGGCAGATCCACGTGATCGACGAGGACAAGCAGTATTTCTACAACGGCACCGCGTGGACGGCTTATGCAGTTGCAACGCAGGTTGACAGCGTGCAGGAAAGCGTGGCTGCGGCTGGCTCAACGGCCGGCACAGCAACCGCCCTCACCGCGCGCCTGTGCGAGGTCACAAGCAGCACGGCGGGCACGGCGGACGGCGTCAAGTTGCCCGCCATCGCCCAGGGCGAACGCTGCACGGTGTTCAACAAGACGGCCAACGCACTCAAGGTGTATCCGCCATCCGGCCAGCAGATCAATTATGGCGGAGCCGATGTCGCGCACACGCTGGCGGCGTGGGGGACGACCACCTACTACGCCGTGAAAACAGACAGCTACTACACCTGATCGGAGGAAACCATGCAGGAAAAAATCGCAGCAGCAGCAACCTGGTGGGACAACATTTTCCAGGCGCTGGTCTTCACCGGCATCGGCATGCTGATCGCCATTGGGCAGATCCTGCAGACCAAGGAGCCGATCACGCTCAAGCAGGCGCTGGGGCGGTGCATCACCACCGGAGGCCTCGCGCTGGTGGCGGGGTCGGTGCTGGCGCTGTTCCCGGGCCTGCCGTTCATTGCGCAGATCGGCATCGCTGCGATGCTGGCCAGCCTGGGCAACTCCGGGCTGGAGCTGCTGATCCAGCGGATGTTCGGGCGCTGATATGCGCATCACGCTCGATCAGATCAGGGCGGTGATGCCCAGGGCATTCAGGCCAGAGCGGCTAATCGATCAGATCAATGACGCCATGACGGAGTTCGCCATCACCTCGCCCGCGCGCCAGGCGGCGTTTCTGGCACAAGTCGCGCACGAGTCAGGCAGCCTGCGCTACGTCGAGGAGATCGCATCCGGCCGCGCCTACGAGGGCCGGGCCGACCTCGGCAACGTGCATCCCGGCGACGGCGTGCGATTCAAGGGCCGCGGCCTGATCCAGATCACCGGGCGCGCCAATTACCGCGCCTGCTCGCTCGCGCTGCACGGCGACGAACGCCTGCTCGATCACCCCGAGATGCTGGCGGGCGTGGTCGATGCATGCCGCTCGGCGGCATGGTTCTGGCACAGCCGCCATCTCAACGATCTCGCCGACGCGGCGGACGACGACGCGTTCCGCAGGATCACCCGGCGGGTGAATGGCGGATACAACGGCCTGGCCGACCGGCGGGCGTACTACCAGCGCGCAATGGAGGCGCTGGCATGATGCCGCGCAGATTGCCCCTCGCCGCGATCGCTATCGCCATCTTCGCCGCCGCCGCGGCGGGCTGGTGGTTTGGCCAGCCCAAGCCCGTGCAGGAAACCGCCGCGCCGGAGCAGCACCAGGCCGACGGCTCGGTGATCCTCGAGCGCCGGCCGGATCCGAAGGCCAAGCCCAAGCAGCAGATCCCGCGCAAGGCCAAGGTCGAACGCGTCGCACAGGTCGTCGTGCAGCCCGATGCGATCGCCGAGGCCGGCAAGCCCTGCCCGCCGGTCACCGTCGACATGACCCTGATCCGCGAGCCCGACGGCATGCGCCGCGTCCTGGCCAGCAGCCCCGACGGCCAGATCGTCGGCGGCATCGATGTCCCTGTCGACACCGCAGCACCGCCAGAGCCGCCCAAGCGCTGGGGCGCGGGCATTTCATGGTCGCCGGCGGATTCGACTGCGGGCGTGTGGATCGAGCGCGACGTGCCGGTGTTCAGCCGGGTCGTGCGGGTGGGGGCGGAGGTCAACCAGGCGCGCGTCGGGATCGATGCGGGCGGGATCGAGACCCGGGTGCGGGTGGGGTTCGCGTTCTAG